ATGGGAAAGAGAATAATAGTTGCATTCGATATTATCGATGAAAATGATAAAAGCATTATAGGGAAAAGTCTTAATTCTGTTACCACACCTTTACGCATTGATAATATAACAAGTGACGATATCGTAAATATTGAACAAGAACTACAAGAATTTCTATTTAACGCTCGGGTAAACGAGTATATAGGTCACTTGTTTCACCGATTGAAGAATCTATCTCCAGAGGAACTCGATAGTAATAAGTGGTCAGTATCGCCTCTGCGGCCTTTTTCGTATCTAATGAGTCACATTGAATTTCCGCATTAGTGCAATACTTTCCTACGAAGGGGTCTTTGACAATACCTTGTATTACTTCTATTTTGTCTGAACTCTGTTCCCTCAAAGCATTTATATGTCTCCAGAACTCAGCGTTTTTTCTTCTTGCTTTTCTGCGGGACTCATCCGTGAACGCGACATCCATAAACTCGTATAATAGTTTTTCTTTCTCATTCATTGTTCTATTCATTTTATCGTTATTTAAAAGAACTTGCGGATGCTACCTTACTTTACATTGATAGCACGCAATAATTGTTGCATTTGGCTTTTGATTACATCCATATCATCTTCCAACTGATTAACCTTATCATAATATGTTTCATTCAGATTCGGCATTTTAGCACTGAAGTACCATTCCGCATGGAGTATGGTGTTTATCTCCTGAACTTCTAAATTAAAATTTGGGTAATTGATTTTATCTACATTATCTGACATGCAAACGAGGAACCCATGTTGGCGAAATCTGTTTTTGATGCGTTTGATATATGAACGCCCATCAGTGTCACTGATAACATAAATATGCTGGTCGGGCATGTCCTGCCATTCAGAACGGTCGAGCAATCTCACGATAACGTAGGAACTATCCAATAATGTAGGAGACATACTTTCTCCTTTGATGCGGACGCAGAAGTATTTCTCACTATTACGCACCATGGATGAAGGCATTTTTATGGTATCTACTACTTCCAAATAATCGGGGTTATCGTAGCCACAGCAGCCTGCTGCAACAGAGATGTCCACCAGCGGGATTGAAACAAAATCATTATTGATAGACAACGATGCTGTAAGAGCGGAATTAGTAGATGTTGGCTCGTGACGAAGCATAGAGCCACGTCCTGTGATAAGCCAATCTGCAGAATATAAGGGATAATTTTCAACTATATTTTGTAACCATTTAGATTGAATGTCGGTACCATTGGCTATGGCTCTTGATAACACACCTTTACTGGCACCAATACTACGTTCCATAGCAGTGATAGTTATCCCCTCTTTTACAGCAATTTCTTGAATTCTTGATAAAATATTACCCATATAGATGAAAATTATCACGCATTTGTTTGCGTGGTTGAAAATTATCCCTTAGATTTGCATCGTGTTCAAGCAGAACAGCCCCAAAGATAAGAATTATTTTAATCAGAATTTAGATATGGAGAACAAAATCAGAAAGAAGATTGAACTGAGTGCTTCAGGCAAAGAGAAACTTGCCCGGATGTTCAATGTGACACACCGCAGTGTGTGTTATGCGCTTGATTTTAAACGTAACAGCGCGCAGGCTGTAAAAATTAGGGAAGCTGCTCTAATTAATGGCGGTAAGTTGGTAGAGATTATTGATGTGACGGACTCTGCCAAACGTACGGTGAAAGTGTTGGACTCTCATGGGAATGTGAAAGCAGTAATAACAGACGGTTCGATAACTTTATAATTATGAAAACCTGGAGAACAATTCAAAAGATTGCCGTAGCTGTAGGCATGTCCTACGGTCTGTGGTTGGGAACAAATGTGGACGCAACAGATGCGGACAGCCGCAATGCGTTTGTAATTATCGCATTATCGGTTATTGTGGCGATATCGCTTTATATGCCGGATAAGACGGATACCGCAACTGTTTAGGAACAGTTTGTTCAGCAAGTCCGGAGTTTCCCTTATCATGCGAAAGCGGCCGGCTCCCCGGTTCGACGCCGGGGCTTGCACAAATAAAAGAGAAAAGTTTCTGATTATGGAAATGTACGGTAAGAATATATGTGTCAGCTATAGAGAACTTGTAGAAAGTGGCATCATCAGTAAATCTGCTTATGACAAATATGTCAATCAGGGTAAACTGACGGTAGCTCGTCGAGGCGCAAGGAATCGGGAAGCATTAATCTATTATAATACCATGTATCCACCCATTCGTGTGGCTTACGATACCAAGAATCCCGAAGCTAAAGAACATCTCCGAAAACAACTCAAAAAAGTACAAACCACCCCTATGAATATCCGTCTGAAAAGTGATGATAAGGCCGTGGAATTCTACAAGACCTATACTCCCAAGATTTCCATAGACCGGCAGAAAGAATACGTACTCAACGCCAAAGTGATGAATGCCATGATAGTACAGGAAACGGGGCTGCAGAATAAACACAGCGAATACGGTTATACGCACAAAAGCCTTGTACGCAATACCGTCATTTCCTTATGCGAGGAGCTTCGTAAGTCTTTCAACCATACACTCCCGAAAAGCGAATCCCGCCTGATGGAAAAGTTCAAGGACTACAAGATGCGTGGTTACGTGGCGCTGGTAAGTGGTACTACCGGCAACCAAAGCGCCCGCAAGATCGGTCCTCGTGAGGGACGTATCCTGCTGCGGTTGAAGCGGAGCAAGTTTCCGGTATATACCGACATGCAGATATTCGACGAGTTCAACCGTATTGTGGCGGAACGCAATGCGCGTGTCACCTGTGAAGAAGACAGGCTGAAACCGGTAGAATCCCCCCAGACAGTCATCAACTACCTCTACAAGACCGGCATCAAACTGTGGTGGTATGGCGTTGTACATGGTGAAATCGCCTTCAAGAACGAGTTCATGCCGCAGTTTGACACAAAACTTCCGCAGATGCCCAATACTTTATGGTACGGTGACGGTACGAAATTGAATCTCTATTACAAGGACTACGACAAAAAGAACAAACGTATGGTGGCACGTACCATCGATGTGTACGAGGTGATGGACGCCTGTTCGGAAATGTTCCTGGGCTACTCCTTTGGTGCGGAGAATTTCCTCACACAATATGAGGCCTACCGTATGGCGCTGGAAACGTGGAAGGTCAAACCTTACGAGATAGTGACCGATAACCAGGGCGGGCACAAAAAGCCGGAAGCACAGGCCTTCTTCAAGAAGATATGCCACCTGCACAAAACCACCATGCCTCACAACGGTCAGAGTAAAACCATCGAAAGCGCTTTCGGACGTTTCCAGCAGCAGGTGATGCACAAACTCTACAACTATACCGGTCAAAACGTGACCGCCACCAAAGAGAGCAGTCATGTCAACATCGACCTGATAATGAAAAACATCTCGCAACTCCCTACTTTGGAAGAGATGAAAGAACAATATCTGAAATGCCGTCGTGAATGGAACAGTATGCCGCATCCCACCAGTGAGACGGGGATGACCCGTATGGAAATGTACACGACCCTCAACAGCCCGAAAGCCGAACAGCTGGACGAATACGAGGTGCAGGAACTCTTCAAGCTCCTCAGCAAGGACAGCGTGAAGTACGGCAAGCAGGGATTCGTATTCAGCCGTAACAACAAGGAGTACCGTTACATGGTATACGATGAATCCGGACAGGTGGATATGGGTTTCCACATGCAGAATGTGGGTGTCAGTTTCCGCTACAAGTACGATCCCATGGACATGACCTCCGTAGAACTTTGGGAAGTCTGTGCGGGCGACAGGCTGAAGTATGCCGCTACCGCCACCCCGAAAGTCGTCTTCCATCGTGCTACCGCAGAACGCAGTAGGGAGGAGAGCGAACGGCTCTACGCCCAGATACGCGCCCAAAAGCGTGCTCTTGCCGGGCACTATATCGCTTGCGAGGAACTGTTGCTTGAGGAGAGCATGGGAGAAGCCTACACCAAGCTTGTGATGCCCCTTCCGGTGGGTGAATCACAGAAGAGCATGGAGCGGCAGCGTGAACAGTACGCCAACGAGGAGCTGAAAGCTCCGGTTGCCTATCCTGAAGGTGTCGGACCGGGAACTTATGAAGCCGAACCGGAAGAAGAACCTGCGGGCATCACCTCTCCGGGTGAATACACCAAGCAGGTTTCCGGCATGACTGAAGCCGAAATGTACCTGTCGTTCCTCAGCGATAATTAACCAGTATTCAATAATCAATTAAATACCATTCAAAAATGAAAGAACTCAGTAAACAAGACAAAGACGCCATACGTGACGCACTGTTGGAATATTGCGGCAACTATCCCAGCCAGAATCGTGCCAGCGAAAGCCTGAACGGTGTCAGTGCCGCGACCGTATCACAAATCTGCAATCAGAAGTACACCTGTATCAGTGATGACATGTTCAGCCGTATAGCCGCACAGATCGGTTTCAGTATGGACCGTTGGACATTGACTGAAAGCAATGCCTTCCAGCGGATCACTTTCGCGATGTCAGACGCACAGGCCTACAAGAATACCACCTGGGTAGTGGGTGATGCAGGCTGCGGCAAGACGACCGCCGCCATCGAGTACCGCCGCACACACCGCAATGTGTTCTATATCCTTTGCTCTGAAGATATGAAAAAGAGCGATTTCGTTCGGGAAATCGCCAAACAGGTCGGCGCTCCGGTGGACGGGACCAACCTGCGTGACATTCTGGAATATGCCATTTCCATGATAGCCTTTCTTCAAAATCCGCTAATCATTTTTGACGAAGGAGACAAACTGACGGACAGTGTATTTTCCTACTTCATCAGCATATACAACCGCCTGGAGAATAAAGCGGGGATCATCTTTCTTTCCACCGACTACATCAAGCGCCGGGTGGAAAATGGCCTGCGCTATAACAAGAAAGGTTACAAGGAGATAAACAGCCGTATCGGCCGCAAGTTCTTTGATGTGAGTGCCGCAACGGAACAGGATGTATATGCCATCTGCCGGGCCAACGGGCTGACAGAGCCGACCGAAATAAAGCGTGTACTGCGTGAGGCACAACAGGGGGAATATGACCTTCGCCGGGTGAAACGGGTCGTACATGCCTGCAAGCGCATATTGGAAGCCAGACGGATGAAAGGAGGTACGGAACAATGAGTGAAGCGGTGAATGATGCCAGGACCTTTGCGCGCAATGCCAAAGGGGTACGTGAACTGCTGTCCATGAAATTTGACACGCTCCCATTCGAAGGTGAATGGTACGACGCTTTCGGTACTCCTGAAAGCCGCGGGGTATGGATAGTCTGGGGAAAGTCAGGCAGCGGGAAAACCTCTTTTGTAATGAAACTCTGCAAGGAATTGTGCAAATATGGTCGTGTAGTTTACAACAGTCTGGAGGAAGGCATCAGCCTGACCATGCAGAATACCGTACGACGCAGTAACATGCTGGAGACCAACCGCCGTTTTCTGCTGGTCTGTGAATCGATGGACGAGCTCAGTCTGCGCCTGAAACGCCAGAAATCACCGGACTTTGTTGTAATAGACAGTTTCCAATATACGTACATGAGCTTCCCTCAGTTCCTTAAATTCAAAGAACAGCACAGAAACAAGCTGCTTATCTTCATCAGCCATGCCAGCGGTCAGAATCCGGACGGGCGTACAGCCAAGAAGGTTTTGTACAACGCCTCACTGAAAATCTATGTAGAAGGCAAACGTGCTTTTTCCCATGGCCGTTTCATAGGCCCGAAAGGATACTATGATATCTGGCCGGAAGAAGCGGAAATTTATTTCGGAGAAAAACCGATTTTGAATGATGAGAACGAATAAAGACAAACCGATCAGTGTCCAGCAGCTCAAAGCCCTGCACGCCACTTTCCACCGCATCGGTATGGATGACGATGCCAGGCATGGATGTATCTATGAATTCACTTCCGGACGTACGGCAAGCAGCCGGGAACTGACGATGCATGAGGCCCGGCAGCTGTTGGAAAGGTTGAACCTGCAGGATGAAAAGGTAAGGGCAATGCAACTGGCGGAAGCGAAAAGCGTGTTCCGTGATATCTACCGCCTATCGTTCCTGATCCCCCAGCTGAACCAGGGTTTCACCAGCGACAGTGAAGACGAATACCGGATGAACGTTGCGAAGCTCAACATGTGGGCCCGGAAATACAGCAAGGCACGCAAGGATGTTACCGCCATGAAACTGTGGGAGTTACAGGATACCAAGAAGCAGCTGGAAGCTTGGATGCGGCGTGAGGAAAAGAAACAGAAAAATGAAACAATATGAGAACGAAAAATGAAATCAACCAGGCTGTGGCGATATTGACTCGTAAAGCCGACCGGCTCAGTCTTGTACAGGCTGAGGTATTGCAGGGTAGCATGACCGAACAACAGGTATTCCAGAAATACGTTATGGAAGTTGCAGAAGAGAATCGTGACGAGGTGGTTTTCTTCGCCGCCCGCGATGCTGCCCGGTTTTCAGCCGGACATATCGGTCTGGAAGAACTGATACCGGATGTACAGAATATGACAGCGGCGGACTTTGCCGCCGCCGGAGCATTGGGTGTAGTAGACGAAGAGAGTGATACGATAATGCTCTCACGCAAAGAGTTCAACTGTTTATTGGCCCGCATCGAACGCCTTGAACATTGGACAGGTTTACGCCGTAAAGCTGCTCCCGGTGATTGTACGCCTCTTCCATTGCCTGAGGATGCCGATATGGATGACCTGATGAAACAGAACGAGGCCTGCCGTTACCTCTCATGCGGCAAGAATACAATCAAGGGCTATGCCTCCCGCGGCCTGGTACACAGTTATAAGAAAGGAAAGTTCACTTATTACAGCCGCCGGGAGCTGGATAAGAAAATCAGGAAACTTCGCGATACATTATAACCATGCCTGCCGCCTACAACACCACCGAACATTACCGGGAATTGGAGAACCGGCTTTCCGAATGCCGCGGACGCATCAATATCCTGGAAGAAAAACTGCTCGGAAGTCCCGTTCCCCTTCCGGTGGCCGAATTCGACCGGTTGCTTGACGAGTACAGGGCCGAGCAGATACGCCTCGCCCATCTGGAACAGGAACAGGACGGAAACAGTACCCCGGCCAAGACGGCAGCCGCCAAGGAGCGCTGGCGTAAGCAGAACCGGGACAGAAGAAAGAAATTACATTATTAACCCTATAAAAAACATTTATTATGGCAAGAACAAAGAAAACAGTAGTCAGCGGTATCAGCCGCGAGCAAGCAGAGCAAGCATTCGCAGACTTTGCTGCAGCCGACGCCAAAGTACAGAACCTCGTCTCGAAGATGGATATCGAGATGACCCGTATTCGTGAGAAGTATGCGGATCAGTTAGCAGAACTTTCCGTCGTGAAGGAGAAGAATTTCGACATCATGCAAAGTTACGCCCTTGAAAACAAGGAAGAACTGTTCTCCAAGAAGAAAAGCCTTGAGAGCGCGCATGGCGTGTTCGGTTTCCGTACCGGTACACCGAAACTTAAGAACCTGAAAGGTTTTACATGGGCAGCAGTAACCAATATCTGCAAGGAATTGTTGCCTCAGTATATCCGAACAACGGACGAACTGGCAAAAGACAAACTGCTGGCTGACCGGGACAATCCGGAAGTTGCTGAGTTTTTTCCGAAGATCGGCGTACAGGTTGTACAGGAAGAGACGTTCTATGTGGAGCCAAAAAAAGAGAATGATGCGCAGCAGTCTGCCTGAAGAATATTACGAATACCGGCCGCATGGCAGGAACTGGGTGGTGTATCGTATCCGACGTGACGCCACCGGTTCCACCGGGACCAAGATCGGGGAATTCCTCACGAAAGAGGAAGCCCGACGTAAGGTCTACCAGTTGAATGGCTGGGACTATAAAGAAAAAGAGTATGAGCAGAAAGCAGAATGGAGTACTGATAACGGCACCCCTCTTCGGAACAGGACGTGAGACCGTAGGGGAATTTTCCGGATATTCCTGTGGCTATTGCCAAGGTAACGGCTGGTTTTGGAATCCTGAAATCATCCATGAGCGGGTAAAGATACCCTGCCCGAAATGCGGTGGAACCGGACGGGTAAAAGGTATCGTTACAGTGGAGTGGGTCCCGGACGGGGAAGTGAAAACCTGTTTCGGTAAAAAGCAGGAAATATGACACCGCGTATCCCGACAAACTACATCGTCCAAATAGACAACTTCCATTTGGGCGAATTCATCTACTATTGGAACTATTACGAACAGCCCTGCTCACTTCTTCTGCAGAAACCTAATACGGAAGGCCTTACCGCTATCAAGCTGGTGGTCGACAGTGACGAAGCCGCCAGTTTCCTTTTAAGGGCAAAGGAGAAGACTGGCTGCAGGCTGTATACGGTAAAATAACTTTCAAAACCATAGCAATCATGAAAAAGCATATCTACACAGAGGCCGAGAAAACTGAAATTACCCGGTTGTACCCTCACTGTTCGACAAAAGAGATAGCCTGTCTCTTTGGAATTTCGGCCGCTTCCGTTTATAACCTTGCCGACCGTCTGGGACTCAAGAAATCTCCGGAGTATTTGAAAAAACTGCGGAGTGAGATGTCAAGGCAGCTTGCCGACAGTGGATCGGCACACCGTTTTCCAAAGGGGCACGTGCCGGCCAACAAAGGAAGGAAAATGAATGCCGGGGTATATGCCAAAGTTTCGGCCACCATGTTCAAGAAAGGACACATGCCGGACAATACGCTTTATGACGGTGCCGAGACTATCCGTAAAGACAAAAACGGACACCGGTACGTTTATGTGCGTATCTCTTTGGGGAAATGGATACCAAAGCATGCGCTGTTATGGCAACAGGCGCATGGCCCGGTTCCGAAAGGCTACAATATCGTTTTCCGCGACGGCAATACGCTGAACTGCACACTTGAGAACCTGGAATGTATCAGCAATGCCGAGCTCATGCAGCGTAACAGCCTGCACAACCTGCCCGAAGAGGTAAAGGAACTCGTATATCTGAAGGGGCGCCTTTCAAGGGCTATCAATGAATCGAACAATCAATAACCAACCAATAAACAATCAATTATGAATACACTCGAACGTCTGCAGGGAATGGTTAATAAGCCATACCTGTACAGGAATGAAGAGGTCGTCGTGCTGGGTTACTGCGAGGGAACCGGTGATGACGGCGATGAGGTGGAAATCTACCTGAACAACGGAAAGACGCTTGTCTTCAATTACATCAATCTTCCGGCCAAACTGGAACAGTTCAAACCCGTAACTACACAGGTCATCGTGCTTGCCAACAAACGGCTGGACGCCGTATCGACGGTAAATCCCGGTGTCATCCAGAAACTCCGCGATACAGTACTCCAACAGATTGAGGCCGTCAAATCCTCTCCGGAGCATGTCAGCCAGGCGAAGCAGGTATTCCAGGGTGTGAACACGCTGATAAACCTTGCCAAAACGGAACTGGAGTATCGTAAATTCGTGAACGGGATGGAAAGTGATTGATTAAAATAGAATCGCAATAAATGTCAAATAAGAAAAATTGAGATATCTCCACAGGCGTAATTAAAGGGGAATAAGAGACAGAGTAATAAGCTTATGAGTAAATGTATATACCCGATAAAACAATTAATTGGATATATACATTTACTCATAAGCTTATTATGATTATCAAGTTTCAATTTTCACTGGTTGATATTGTTAGGATTCTGGGTTTGTATTCTGATTAATATTATATCTAAAATACAAATTGTTTCTTTGATGGTTAGATATAATGAGTTATGTATATGATTGTAGATTAATCCAAATATAAATGTATACTATTTTGTGTTTTGATTTTTAATTGTATTTTTGTGAAAAACAACAATATGGATACTAATATTTTAACTTTAATAATAGCTATAGGAGGTTGGGGGATTATTATACTTCAAATACTAATAGGGTATTGGGAGAGAAGTAATTTTCATAATGATGAAATTCTTTTAAATATATTGGGCTATTTTACTGATGACGCGCAGAAGAGAAGTACTGGAATTTCTTTAGTGAAAGGTTTAATCAAAACAAATAAAAAATATCATTTAGTAATTGTACCTTTATTAGTCAATCAATTAGTGTATCTTTTATTACAATATGAATGTAAAACGAAATACATTATTATGGAAGAAAGAAATACTGTTAGAATTTACTTTTTACTAAAAGAACTATTGGCAACTAATAACAGTCTTTTCCATACAGAAATTTGTGAAGTACTTGACGCTATTCAAAGGCGATTAGAGGGAATAGAGAAATCGTCTATAGATATCCCTAATTCGACACTGAAGATATGGGAAAAAGAAATTGAAAGCACTTTGTTATAATAAATAAAATATTTTTCGAAGAATATAAAGAGTAAAAGAAACTTTGGATACATGGTTTATAGTGTTATTTGTTGTGTTGATGTGTATTTATAATTATTTTTGCGTTAGGTTTTCAGGATTCGTTTCATTTTAATCATTACGCCCTATGAAAAAGTATCGTACCAAGCTGGTAGGGTGCAGTTATGCCTTCAGAGTGGAGGATATCGTGCGCATCTATGACTCCCACCGTCATAGCGGCCTTTCCAACCGGGAAATTCTCCGCCGTTACATCTGGCCCAAATACCATATTTGTGAGAAGACTTTCTACAACATTATCAATGCCAGCGTCGATCCGCGTGTCATCAGCCGTCAGGAAGAGATGCGCTCGCAGCTCACGCTGTTCTAAGTTATTTCCTCTCTATCACCTTGCAGGTAAAGTCCGTAATATCCTCCACCAGTTCCTCATGGTTGTGGTTAGTACTGCTGCCTGTTCTTCTGAAGACACTGAACGAGGTCTTTCCGTCATCTCCGGAAATGTTGAAGAGGTGGCTGTCCATTTTCTCCAGCAGGTCGAACCTTTCCAAAGCCTGCTGCCGGAATTCACTATCTTCCCGCGCACTTCCTTTCCAGGATGTGACTATATGCAGCCTTAGTGTCACGTCGGCCTGTTGCGGCATGCCCCCGTTCCATTTTACCGGTCTGAACTCGATAAATACCGCCGGTGTTTCAAACGCCTCTTCCTGTTCCAGGAATGACACCTGCTCATTCCAGAGGTCAAATGTCTTGATAACGGGTTCTCCCGTTTCATCTGTAAGCTGTTTCAACCTTTCCATAAGGCTGAGATAAAGGAATTTTCTCATGATGTATAATTTTTAGTACCTGCTATTTAAAAACTTCTTTGGTATTGTTTTCCGCTATCTCCCTGATGATGCGCTCCACTTCCGGATGCATGCCGATAAACTGTCTGCGCGGCATGACAATCTTACTTCCCGCCCTCTTCATGGCCATCCGTTTACAAAACAGTGCCTCTTCAGTAGGTTCCCTCTTATAATTATCGGTAAGCATCCTGTACATATACCAGAAATAACTTTTCATTTTTCCGGTGACGGTAATGGTTCCTCCGGAATTATGGATAGCGGCATATTCCAGGTCGCTGCTGAATATTACGCTGTGCCCGGTCGTTTCACTTCTGATGCTTCGACGCAGTTCTCCGGTACGCATCAGCAGTCCCCGGCTTTCGTCATCACTGAATTTACGGCGTGCCCAATGTTCATTGAAGAAAGCTTCCCGCTCGAAATTACGGTCGAACTCTTCGCCTATCTCCGTACCGACATCTTTCAGTGTAAGGCTGATGAAACGTTTTATTTTTCGTTCCAGCTCTTGGGTTATGCCTGATTTTGGGGTCATAATGCTTGTTTATTAAATAAATAGCCGTATCTTTGTGTCATTGAAGGGAGTAATTTAAAAATGTGGCTCCGGATTGCAGTTCCGGGGATGCTATTTTCAAATTACTCTCTTCTTTTTGTAAGATACTGCAGGATATCCTCACTGTCCGAAATGCTGTGCAGTTTCGCTGATCCGTCAAGTAACTCCCTCACAATGATCCAGCTTTTTTCGCCATGCAGGGTCACTTCAAACAGATGCATCGTAATGTCCGGATCATGTTTGTCAGACCCACATCCCAAATAAGGAGCTTCAGCGATAACCTTTTCTATATCCAGCAGCATCCTGTTTTTCTCCACAATCCATTTATGAGGCTGATTGAGCCATTCCTTTATGTTAGTACCACTGACATGTATATCCATTCCGAACTGTTCGTTTCTCAAAACCCGTTTTTTCAGGAATTGTGCTTTTTCTTTGACTTCATTCCTCAGTTTCCTCAGCTCGTCTTTCTCTCTGAGCATTTCACGAATAACCTTGCAAGCTGCACATAATTCATTGTCGGGTATCTTTGTCAGTTTAAGCATGCCAGGTTTGTCCGGACAATCCTTACATCGGCTGATGGTATAGGGATTATAGAACGGGAAGCATGCCATTTGCTTTCCCGGGTTGAACCGCATCATTTCCTGGTGTTTTCCTGCCGTTGCCTGGCTGCCTGCCAGCATCGCCCGGTGTTCATCGCTTTCCGGATACTTGTCCCGGCGTACACGTATCGCCGTACAGCGGCAGTTCCAACCGTTTGGCGGGAAATATTCATCCCAAAACTTGGAAGTGATTGGCAGTGTGACGTTATGTAGTGCCCGGTGCGCCTCACGTACCCGCTTATCGCCTACGGTACGGTATTGCAGCAGGTACCGGTTCCGGTCTTCATCATCCCACCATTGTTTCCATCTGGTTGCCATGGCAGCCGAAGACATGGCGAAGTTGTATTCCGCTTTCAGATACCAGCGGTTATAGGTTTCGTTCACCTTTTGAACATCGTTCAGGAAGCGTTCAAAGGGTTTTCGGCTCCCGTCCGTATCGAGCAGTGAAGGAAATGCCTCGTTCAGTTCGTGGAAGGTTTTGAAGCCGGAAAACACATAATTGCTTTCTTTGAGCCGCTGCATGCTGATTTCGTCCATGGACCGTTTATGCAGTGTATAATCCACAGCCTTATCCAATATGCCGGCATGGCTGCGGATAAAACGCTTCACCTCTTTGTCGTCAAGCATTTCCGGGGTAAATTCCGGCTGTTTGTAAAGCCATCGCATCAGAAGGATAAAAGACGCTTCCACGCCTGAGGTGTCCACATTTCTATTGCTTTCTTCATCCGATGATGCGGACAGCGGTATTTCCTCACCGTAATAAACCATTTCGGCCCGTCTGTGCAGCCCTTCGTAGTCAGAAGGGCTCAGTCGAAAAAACTGAGTTTCTGTTTCCCTTTTCCTTGCTTGCCGTCCTTTTCTTCCTCTTCCCCGTTTCCCGGAACCTGTACCGGCGTGCTTTCCCTTTTTCCTATAATCGGCACATTATATTTGTCAATGAAATATTTGGGGTCTATTTCGAACCTGTCCAGTAACAGTTTCTCATAGGCAATTTGCTGTTCAGGTGTGAAATCTATACCTTCGTACCAGTCGAAACGATAACCATTGAGCGGGAAGCCATGCTTTATCATTTTGGGGATAAGCTGGAAGTTGATGACATCCCTCAATTTATCGGCATCCTTGCTGACAAGGTTCTTGAGCACCTCCAAATGCACCTCACTCTGTGAGAGGCTGCTGCCGTTCTCCGTCGTCATGGTTTCGGTGAGTATTCCTTTTGAAAGTTCTGAATTAGCCCGGTCTATGCGTTTGTCGAATACATTATAAGCATCTCCACGTGTGGATTCTTTGATCTCTATTTCGGTCCCTTCAGGAAACAAAGCCCAACCTGCCGCTCCCATCGAGCCCAGCATTTTCTCTATCCGGTCCTGTTCTTTCGGGTCGCGGCTTGTCGTCTTTCCCACTCGGAAGGGTATTCCGAAGATTTCGGAAAACATATCCCAGAATGCACATACATTTTTTTTAGGAATAGTATGTTGGGCACACTTCAAATATAATCCCAGATTATGTGTATCGCCCACCTCCACCACCCAGTCGGCCATTTCACTATTGCGATAGTCATAGCCGTTCTGCCATGCTTCCTGTTGCCGTATGACTATTACCCCGTATTCAGGGATTACATGGCGCCTGGGGACCAGCTGTACCTCACTGAAAGCCAGTTTTCCATCCACATTGATAACATCGCCCAGCTGAATGAGCGAATGCCCCCAATAGTGGCTGTCCAATGCCAGTTCCATAAAGGTCTTGAACCATGGAGCTTCAAAAATGGCTGTCAGTTCGGGATTTTCAACACCTTCCCGGTTAACAATACGGAAGCTCTTGTTCAGCACATATCCGCTACGTTGTCCCACACACCCGGTGAGGTGCATGTCCACTTCCACATCACCGTACACGTCGTATAGTGGTACCCGGTTGGGATATTCCACGTTCTTGGCGTATTGCCAGGCATTCCGCCATGTCCGCAGGTCTTTCTTCGTCAAGGCTTCCGTCTGCAGCTGCAGGTTGACTGAAAGTTTCGTTACCCGTCTAAGCTCGGAGGGATTACCGAGATTTACCCGGCCTATCCTTACCGGATTCTTTTTTTTGTAATTGTTGCCCATAGCTTTTCTTTTTAAATTTCGGTTTCCGTTCCTTACCAGATATACTCATTCCTCTTGGCCGAGCCATAACGGACAGGATTGTGGCAATCTTCCTCCCCGTCCTCTCCGGTAAGGGTAGGTATACTGGGGGTTACGAGCCCCGCCTGTATCTCTTTCAGATAGTCAAGCGCCGCGTTATAGCGTTTTTCACGCACTTCGCCTCCCATTCTCTGTGGTAGCGAGCATGCCATATGATAAAGGGCAATATCCACTGCACATCCCACCATCTCGGCGTCACGTTTTTCGCCTTCCATGGCAAAGGCCGTATCCACATCATAGCGTCCGCGCAAGGCGCTTGCTATACGCGAGAGGGCACGATTCTCAGCGACCCGGCGGTTCTCTTCAGAGTTCTGCTGCATGATCTTCAGCGCCTCCGGTCCGACTTGTATGTAATCCTTTTCAGTGATAAACATGATTTTGTATATAAATTAGGGTTTGTGATCTTACGTTTTTTACCAGGACTGTGAAGGTGGCTGGCGTAGCCCCATACGTGGGACAAAACTTTCTTCCCGTACCTGTTTCTGCAGTTTGTAGATAGCCCCTTCGTCAGCATCCGGCCCGTCGTCATGTGCACGACTTCCTTTCTCGAAAGCAAGTGTCTGCTCGATTCCGGTCTTCATGTCATTGTCATTCTTTAGTTTCTCATTATACCAGACAAAGCCTCTTTCCCACAAGGGGCTTACCGCTTCGATACGGGCGAATTTGTCGGGTTTCTTCCGCTTGTCAGCTGTAACGGGAACCTGGTAGCCCCGTTGGTTTCCCTCACGTTCGAACTCATCCAGTATGGTATCCTGCATGAAGTTGGCTTCCATATAAATGGTTACGGCTGCATCCTCGGGTAACATATCCCACAGGTCATACACCCAACGTACCATTTCTCCTACACTGCATTGGCGTACGAAAGCACGCAGGCAGTGCAGTTCCGTATGCTTGGCACTTTTCAGGCCGCAGCGGGGACGTCCCCAAAGTTTGGCGGCCTTGTAGTCGTTCTTGCTGCTGTCCTTAAAACTCGGGTCGATGTAAAGAACCAGACTCTCGTAATAACGGAGTTTAAGCATGCGTTTCCACTGTATCCACCGTTCCTGAAATACAGCCCCTTCGGTAATGGGATTGTGCATGTATTCTTTTTGGAAACTGCGATAACCCATAAATTTCTCGCGACTGCGTAACATTTCAATGGTATAGCATTCAGGCCAGGCGGGTTTCCCGTCCTTGCCTATGGCATAAACCGTACTGGTGTAAACAGTATCGCTGTCTATGATTTGCTGCAGTACGCTGTTTTTGCTGATGAGGTTTCCTACCATGATGAAACGTCCTTCTTTACCGCCGAAACAACCGAAAAGGGCTTCCTTGACCCATTTTGTCATCTCACGTACACGAGCCTCACTCCGACACATTTCGTCATCGTCAAGGTCATCCACTACGATATAGTCCGGACGCTTATCGCGAAAACGTAACCCGCGCGGTGACTGTCCGCGTCCGCGGCTGAAAAAGGCACATTGGTCTTTAGTGACAAATTCGCCTTCCTGCCAACATCCTGAGTTGTACTGTTCACCGAAGTCTTCAATGATGTACTGGTTGAACTGGAGTTCCGCCTGCAAATCGCTCAATAGTGCGTCTGCATTATCCTCGCTCTTACCTACCAGCACCATAACGTGCAGTTCTCCTTTAAACTTCAGCCATAACGGTATGGCCACATCCAGGTGCACCGACTTGGCATGTCCGCGCGGCCATTTGAATACGGCACGCATCTCCTTGTGTTTCTCTATGTAACGGGCCGCATCGTTATGGAACCCGGCATTCGGGCATTGACAGTAATGGCTCAGATAACGCTGGCAGAAGTATTCATAATCTCTCAGGGCGCGGATAATATTCTTTTTCCGTTCCGCCTCTGTCTCCGGCTTGCGTTTGGAAGTGAGTCGGAGTAGGCGCTGGCAGTGTTCATTCCAGCGTAACAGTGCTTCCTTTTTTTCTTCCGCTGTCATTATTGTTTAAATTTAACGCCCATGAATTCGCTGTGCATACGGTTGATAAGTACGAGTAGTTTGTCGTCTATCTCGGGATACTCATCCCGATGGGTTACCAGCCAGTTTTCAAACTCAATAAGAGTATCCACTTTGTTCACTATGGTGGTACTCAGGTTAATCTCCTTGATGGCCTTTACCGATTTGAGCAGTGAATCAGCCATCCGTCCGATGCTTTTCTCGTCACCGTCCGCCTTGTCAATGGCATCCCCCAGTTTGGAAAGCGTTCTGGAGGTTATCGCCTCTTTGCTCATCTCGCGTGCGGCCCGTTCTTCTTTCCAGCCTTCCGAGTTGATCCAGCGGCTGACCGACTGACGGCTTACTCCTGTAAGTTCCACGATCTGTACTACGGGCGTCCCTTTCATGTACAGGTGTTTGGCGACCGTTTTCTGTTTGTTCTTACTGTTTGCCATATTCTTTATAAGTTATCCGTTTATACCGGCAAAGTTGCAAAGTCCCCGGCTGGTTGCGAAAAAACGGGGCAATCCCTACAGACTATTACAGAGGGCTTACACACTTCCCTGCAACGGTTACACACTTTTTTGTGCGGTTATGGGCATAGCTGTAAGTTTGCGGCAAAATGAGACGAAAATGGGAAAAAGAATTACTATATCGACCGAGAGCCTGAATTGCTATGGTACCTGGGTAAAGACCGACGGTGTGGACTGCAGGCAATATCTGAATAATCCGGTGATGCTTTGGATGCACACGAGAGGTGTCATCATCGGTTGTATAAAGGATTTCAAAACAGAAGGCAAGGTGATGACGGGAGAACCGTATTTTGATGAGGTACGTGAGGAATCAAGACTCGCAAAACAGCAATGGGAGAAAGGTACGCTCAAGATGTGCAGCCCTTATTTCGAGATACTGGAGTATAGCGAGGACCCCTCGCTGTTGAAACCCGGCCAGACACGCCCTACTGTCACAAGATGTAAGCTTATAGAAGTGAGTATGGTGGATATCGGTGGCAATGATGACAATATTGTTCGCTTGGGATACCAGGGAAAGGATTTGAGGCTGGCAGCCGGTGAGGAGTGCGACGCCTTACCCCTGCTGAAAGATAACAGCGGAGATTTTCCGCAAAACAATAATTCAAAAGAAAAGGAAAGTATGAACGCAGATTTTAAAGCTATCGCCCTGAAGCTGGGCCTGCCGGAAACGGCAACGGAAGCGGAAATCCTTGCCAGAATAGGCATTTTGCAGGGATTCCAGAATGCAAACGAGGAATTGCGCAAGCAGCTTGACGAAATCAAACTGGCAGGAGTGACGCAGATGGTGGATGACGCCATCAAGGCGGGAAAGTTCAATGCCGACAAGAAGGATCATTTCATCAGTCTGGGCAAGACCATGGGAGCCGACGCGCTGAAACTGACATTGGACAGCATGGCATCCGCAACCAAGCCGATGCAGTTGTTAGGCGGTACAGGTAACACGCCGGGCGGTGCGGTACCCAAAGGACAATGGAACAAGCTGAGAGAGGTTCCGGAAGCGGAACTGAAACTCATGCGCGAGAATGATCCGGACAGATATCGTGCCTTGTACAAAGCGGAATATGGCATCGATTGCCCGAAATTCTAAGAGAGTGAGAAAAAGATTTCTAATTTAAAAATGTAAGAAAATGATTAAATTTATTTGTGGCATGCTGTTCAATATCCTCATGGGAGTGACTTTGGCATGCATGGCGGGGGTAGACCCTGCCTATGGAATGGTGACGGGAACGGTTGTTCCGGTTGTACTTGGTAACTTCATGCCTGCGGGCTCCGCTTTCGAAGGCGTCTACACAGAGGTTTGGACCGGTGAATTGGTAAAACGTCTGAATGCCGGGCTGGTGGCGAGTTTTCTGAACGGGATTCCTGACTATTCGGCCAAAGCCGAGAATGAGGTCATCCATCTGGTGGATGTAGGCGGTGATCCTGATGTGCTGATAAACAATACCACCTATCCGATTCCGGTCCAGAATCTCGCGGAAAGCGATATACCCATCGGTCTGGACAAATACCAGACGAAAGCGACCCGCGTGACGGATGACCAGTTGTATGCCATTTCATACGACAAGTTCTCCACCGATGTGGAACGGCACGGTAATGCCATAGATACGGCCAAATACAAGAAAGCCATCCATGCACTGGCTCCGTACAGCAATACGAAAACCACTCCTGTAATTCCTACTTCAGGTGAGACGGACACTGCAGGTCGCAAGAAGATGACGCGCAAGGATGTCATCGCCCTGAAACGTGCTTTCGACAAGGCGGAAATACCTACCGACGGACGGCGCCTGGTACTTTGTCCCGACCACATCAATGACCTGTTGGAGGAAGACCAGAAGTTCCGCGAGCAATACTATAACTACACTACCGGCAAGGTGATGAATATGTATGGTTTTGAGATTTACGAATTCGTGAACTGCCCGTACTTCACCAATGCCGGCGTGAAAGTTCCTTTCGGTACCGCTCCCGGTGAGACGGATATGCAGGCTTCCGTTGCATTCTATGTTCCCCGCATGTTCCGCGCACAGGGTTCTACAAAAATGTACTACAGTGAGGCACGTATCAACCCTCAGACGCAAGAAAGCCTTGTTAATTTCCGTCACTACGAAATCACAATGCCCAAAAAACAGGAGGCTATCGGTGCTATTTACAGCTATGACGGCAAGACAGCACAGACTTCCAATGCGGAGGTGACGGCGGACAAGCATTGGGCACAGATTCGTCGCGAAGCCGCAGCAGCTGCAGCAAACGCTGCTGCAGAAAAGGGTGATCCTATCCCGGATGATGCAGGTGAAGAACTGGAGGTATAGTTATGAGCAGAGGTTTGCGTAACAATAATCCCGGGAACATCCGGCTCTCTGCCACCACTTTGTGGCAGGGGGAAATCCGCCCCTCGCGTGACAGGTCCTTCTGCCAGTTCCGTACGATGGCCTACGGTTATCGTGCCCTGATAAAGTTACTGCAGAACTACCGCCGTAACAACGGCTGCCGTACGATAGCGGACTTCATCAACCGCTGGGCGCCTCCTGTGGAAAACAACACTTCCGGCTATATCAGCCGGGTGTGCCGGGAGATGCAGGTTCCGAACACGTATGTGCCCGATGTGAATAATCGGGTAACCATGTGCGCTTTCGCCGCTGCCATCTCACAGGTGGAAAACGGAGTACCGGCGGTGATGGCGGACGTGGAAGCGGGCTGGGAACTGCTCTAACAATTAATAACCCGTAATGATTTTCAGCCATGAATTCAGACCTGATCATGCAGATTCTCCAATGGCTTGTGCCAAGTGGTATTGCCGGTTCCCTCTGGGCATGGCTGAGACACCGGGAGAACAACAAGGTACTCGCCGCCAAGGAGCGGAACGATGCCTATAAGGAAATGTACGACAACCTGTCAGGAACATTAATAGACTTACAGAATGAGAACATTAAACTTTACAAGGCAGTGCGGGAACTTAACCGTACCATTCAGAGGGCTTCTACTTGCCGGCATTATGCTGACTGCCCTATCCGTAACGAGCTGCAGAAGTCCGGAGCCATTGGTACGGAACGAGTACAGCCGTATGGACAGCCTCTCGGGCAAAAGCGGGTTCGCTCTCCTGCAGCAGCCCGTTCCGCCCAGCGTGGCGAAGACGAAATTCCCAACGGATATGCTGGAACTGATTCCGGTAGGCACAGGCTTTAGCCGCCGCAGCGGGCAGGCTACGGTGAATGTCACCCGGACATCGGAAGACTCCATTGAAGTGACCGCCACCTGTGACAGCCTGGCCCGTCAGGTACTCATCCTTACCGAAGAGAACATGCGCATCCGTAATGAGCTCTTCAAGGAGAAAGAGAAACCGCCGCCCGAAGTGGTGCATGAGCCTACCGGCTTCCAGTGGTTCCAGATATGGATCGGGCGTACGGCCGTCGCCGCCCTTCTGCTGGGAATACTCAGACGGCGATTTATTAACCCTTAAACTTTAAATAAACATGGATAAATTAATTTTCGGGATGTCGCAGGTCAAATTCTGCGGTGTCGAAATCGGCTGGTTCGACGAACAGGGTGTCACCCCTGCGGGTACCGCAGCTACCCAGGTGGATATTTATGCCGCCCAGGTAAAGGACGGTCCTGTCGGGACAATCACGAGCAATCCGGGCAAGAAAGCCTTTACGGGCAACCTGATTGATATGTCGGCTGAAAACCTTGCGAAGGTCATCGGAGGAACCAAGGACGACCAGGGCAATTGGGAACCGCCCGAGAAATGGGAGAAAACGGGTGTCATGGATATTGTCTGTGACAGCGGACACACTATCCGCCTGTACAATGCGAAAGTAACCGGCAATGACTTCGGCGGTGGCGTGAACTCCCAGGGCGTACTCTCCATCCAGCTCAACATCGAGGTGATGAAAGATGAGGACGGCAAGCGGATGAAGATATTCGCTCCCGGCATCGATCCTGAAACCGGCCAGCCGGCTGAAAAAGCCTGACGCGTATGGACCGCTTTGAGATAGAAAGCCTCTCGGAAAGGGTAATGCAGGACGGTGGCATCTCGCTTCCTCTGCGTCTTCCCGGCGGGCAGCATATCCGCTGGGTGATGCGTGTCCCCACTTATGCGAGCCTGCTGAATATCGGCCGGATGTACCTTAAGCTGGGAGTCCGCTATGACGAGGTGAAAGGGTATGACTTCGAGCAGAAAGTGGAGCTCATTACCCGCCATGGGGTAAACGTGAGCCGCATGGTGGCCTACGGTATCGTCCGGGGACGTATCCTCTCCCCGTTGCTGAACCGCCCCGTAGCCTGGATGCTCCGTCACTGGATGCACCCGGCCGCCCTCGGGGAAGCCTGGATAATAGTCGTGCGCACGCTTAGTACTGTCCCTTTCGAAAGCATTATCAGATTGGCGGAGACGATCAACCCGATGTCTCCGGTCCTGAGCCACGAAAAAAGATAGAACGGGAGTTAAAGGGTTATATGGAACCTTCACATAGCCCGTTCGGACTGATAGGACAGATAGCCCGCGATACGGGCTGGAGCATAAGGTATATCCTGCACGAGGTGAATTATCCGACGCTCATGCTGATGTGGCGGGACTGCCCCAGGCACGTGCCTTCACGCAGAAAGACACCCGCCGAGCTTTCCCGGGAGATGTCCGCCCATGGTGGCAGAAGTGTCCCGGAAAACATGTCCCCCCTGGAGTTCTTCAGGAGTATGGAGAAAGAGGAATGAAAACTGTTTACCACATAATAAACCCTATAAGAAGTGCAACCTATCAAGCTTGAAATATTCCTGGATGACAAGACGCTTGCCGGCATGAGGTCGGCCGAGGGCAACATAGCCGCCCTGGAGAGCTTCAACAGGCAGATGGTCGAACATCTGCAGGGGGAACTCAAACAGCTGGAGAGGCAATACAAACAGTTGCAGAAACAGGGCCTGGCAGGTGACAGGGAACTTGCCGACATACAGGCGCTCAAAGGTGTCATCAGTGGTCTGAAGGATGAGATAAAGGCATACGAGGCTGCCAAGAAACAGGCCGGTGAGACACCCCTTGTGGCGCATGACCCGGCGCCGAAACTGAACCAGGTCAGAATGACCATGGCGCAGATCGCCCGGGAACTTCCCTCACTGGCGTTGGGACCGCAGATGTTCTTCCTGGCCATATCCAATAACATCCCGATGTTTACGGACGCCGTAAGCAATGCCCGCAAGGAGTACGAGCTCATGACGGCTGCAGGAAAGAAGGCGACCCCGGTATGGAAACAGGTGGCAGCTTCGCTGTTCTCCCCGCAGACGGCGCTTGCCACCCTCATCACCCTTACGGTGATGTACGGTAAGGAAATAGGAGAATGGATAAAGGGACTCTTTGGCGGGAAAAACGCCATGGATGAGTTGCGTGAATCCATACGGAAAACCTATGAGGTGGAAAAAGAGGCGAACGCCACATTCGTGAAAAGCCGTTTTGAGATGGACAGGGTAATCAAGTCCGTAAAGGAGTTCAAGGGAAGCAAGGAGGAGGAACGCAGGAAGGTAACCGAGCTCAACCGTACATACGGTGAGACATTCGGCTACTACCAGACATTGAGCGAATGGTATGATACGCTTATGAAAAAGAGTTCCGATTACATCGAGGTGCTCGTACTGGAGCAGAAAGCCCGGAAATGGCTTGACAAGGCTGTGGAGGAGAGTGATAAGGCCGACAAGCTGAAAGCGGAAGGTGTGGAAGCCCACCGCCCATGGTTCGGTGCCGGCGGTAAAATCCACAAGTTCTTCGGCGGAGGTTCCACCGACCAGTTCGGCAGCGACCCTGCTTCCGTAGCTTACAACAAAATGCTCAAGGACATCTATGATGCGGAAGAGGATGCCCTCAAACGTGCGGAAGAGTTTCAGGATAAAGCCGGCCGTATCAAGGAAGGGGCAAATATCAGTACCGTAATCTCCGGTTCGGTGGAAGAGCTGGAAAACAGCATAGCCGAAAAGCGTAAGGCGCTGAAGAAACTCACGAACAGGGAGGATTATGAGGCGGCCATGAAGGCAATAGAAGCCGAGGAAAAAAAGCTGGAAGCCATTACGGGAAAGAAAAACAAGAAAGGCGGCAAGGACGCTTCTGACTACCGGGATGAACTTTCCGATGCCCGCCTGCGTGCACAGCGCAAGCTGGAGGATGCCCGTATCGCCTTGATGGCGGAAGGCAGCGCCAAGCGCAAGGCACTTCTCCGTCAGGACTACGAGCAGACGCTTGCCGCTATCGACAAGGAAGAGCGGGAGCTGCTCTCCAAGCTGGAGAAATCGAAAAAGGCCGGTAACCCGGTAGCCCCCGGAGAGGCTGACCGGATAAGGCAGGACGCTTCCTCACAGCGTGTGGTTGCCGGCGTGCAGTATATGCAGGAAATCTACGACGAGGAGAAACTGTTCCGGGAAAAGGACCGGCAGGCATGGATAGACTACAACAGGGAGTACGGCAGCTACCAGGAGAAACGGCTGGCAATCACACAGGATTACGCCCTGAAGATTGCCGCGGCCGAAACCGAAGGTGAAAAGGCCATGCTGAAAAGACGGCGCGAGGATGAACTGAAAGAACTTGATTTCGGGGAATTCAAGAAGACCGTCAACCTTGCCGATGTATTCGGCAATCTGGATGCACAAAGTACGGAGGCGCTCTCCGCACTTCGCGACAAGCTGAAGGAATACATCAGCGGGGCGGCCAGAGAGTTACGCCCGTCGGACTTGAAAGAACTGCAGGACGCACTGACGAATATCGACCTGAAGCTTGCCGACCGCAAGCCTTTCCGGGAACTGAAACGTTCGATGGATGAATACGCCAAGGCCCAGGAATCCGTCCAGAAGGCGCAGGAAGATCTGAACACCGTCATGGCGGGGGGAAAGGTCGTCGCTGGGACATACATGGATGAGACGGGCAAGCTCGTCACCGAACTGCTTACCCAGGAGCAGGCGGAAAAGCAACTGTCTGAAGCCCAGGAAAACCGCCGCAGGAAACGTACGGCGATGGCTCAGAGCCTGCAGGGTGTTGCGGGCGAAATGTCATCCTACGGACAGGCGGCCGATGATGTTGTCGGCATGCTGGAGGAGTTCGGCATATCGGTAGACGAGAATGTCAAGCGGGTGGTAGAGGGTTTCAACACCATGTCGGAGGGTATCGGCCAGTTTGCAAACTCCATGCTCTCGGGTGACATCGGCGGCATGATAAGCGGCGTGGTGAATACTGCCGGCGGTCTTATAAAGGGGATCGGCAGCCTCTTCGGTGCGGACTGGGGCGGCCAGCGTTCCGAAAGACGCTACCAGCAGGCTAAGGAACGTTACGAAAGCTATATGGCGGTGCTTGACAAGGTAATCGCCAAACAGAAGGAGCTGGTCGCTTCCATGGAGACCGATACGCTGGCGAATGCCAATAATTCCTACAAGAGAGCCGGCGAGCTCCTGCAGCAGCAGGAGGAATACGCCCGCGAAATGGGAAAGGCATATCTGAATGCCGGTGCGAGCAAGGGCTTTCTCGGTATCGGTTCCAAGGCTTCCCATGGAACGAAGCAAAGGGAGGGCATATCCTCCACAGCCTGGGATCAGGCGCGCCAAGTTTTGGGGAATGACTTTTACAAGGTATCCGACGGCCGTATGACCGGCCTCTTTGACTTGAGTTACGAGAAGCTGGTAAAGCTGCGTGATGAAGCCACCGGCTTCTGGAGTGAACTGCATGAGGATACACGCAAGTATCTGGAACAGATCATCGAGAGCGAGGAGGCATGGCAGGAGGTGCAGGAGACGCGTAAGGAGGCCATGACGGGCATCTCCTTCGAGAGCGTGCGCAGCAGCTTTCTGGACATGCTCATGGATATGGACAGCAGTACGGCTGACTTCGCGGACAACTTTGAGAAATATATGCAGAGGGCCATGCTGAACAGCATGCTTTCGGAAAGCTACAATGAACGCCTGAGAAAGTGGTATGATTCGTTCGCCGAGGCCATGGAGGAGAAGACGGAACGACGGACCGGTCAGGGCAGACGCAGGCATAGTAAATATGAAGTGGTCACCGAAGCTGCCGGTGTACTGAACGGGACGGAGTATGACACGCTGAAGGAATCCTGGGAGTCGATTGTCAGTGACGCGCTGGCCCAGCGGGATGCCATGAAGGAGATATTCGGCTGGAAGGGTGATTCGGCGGGCTCGCAATCCGGGCGTAGCGGGGCTTTCACCACCATGACACAGGAACAGGGCACGCTTCTGGAAGGGCTGTTTACTTCGCTGCAGGACCATGCCAGCGGCATGCACAAGCTTTTGGAAGAGCTTGTCAAGTCAAGGAGGGAGGATCATGACCTGCTTGAAAGTATAACCGAAAATACAGCCTACTGCAGGTATCTGGAAAGCATAAACGAGATTATGGAATATTTTAGAAACAATGGAATAAAAGTGTCATGATGTACGACCTGACAGGATATATGGTGATTAACGGCAAGGATGCCTGGACGGAGTACTCCGCTTTCCTCTGTGAGGATAAACCGGAAGACGGGACGAACATGGCCGAACTGCTCAAGCCGCCCGAGATGAAGGAATACACGGCCGTGGATTTCAGGGAGCGTAACGGTGAGGAATTGCCGGAGCAGCTTCCCCTTCCACGCTGCAAGGCCCGCGACCTTACACTGTATCTGGCTGTATACGCCTCTTCACTTTCCGAATGTGAGACAAGGCGGCTTGCCCTGATGCAGGCACTCATGCAGGGCTGGGTAACCCTTCGGGTAAAAGGGATATCCATGGAATACAGGCTTTACTACAAGGCTGCCACATCGGCCGATATCCTGACCGATGCACTTGACGGAACTGCAGTGGCCAGATGGAAAATCAAGTTCAGGGAACCGAAACCGGCCCCCTTTTAAAAGAATTTAAAGACTGTTCGAATGGAGCTCAATATCTATAACCAATCCGGAGAACTGAAGCTGACCGCCTCGGTAACCTCATCCTCTACATGGAACCTCGAATTGATGAGAGAGAATGCACTCTCGCTTACTTTCACAATTCCGGTCTGTGTGTCGTTGCAGGTGAATGACTATATAATACTGGAAGGTGTAAGGTTCAGCGTGAAGAAAGAGTACAAGCCCAGGAAAAAGAACAGCCAGAAGTATAGCTATTCGGTAAAGTTCTATGCTCCCATACATGATGCCCAGCAGGTGGTATACCTTCACCTTACGGACGGCCAGTACGAACCTCAGTTCAGTCTTGACGGCAGTCCCCGGGAGCACCTGCAGAAATGGGTGGACAACATGAACCGTATTTACGGTGAAGAGCGCTGGCGTATCGGTGATGTGATCGATGCACCTGGTCAAAATATAGAATATAGTAATACTACATGTTGGGATGCACTGGCATCCATGGCCGAGATTTTCTCGACCGAATGGTGGTCGGACGGCTTCTATATCAACCTGTGCCGTTGTGAGCGCGGGGAACGTGTGGAACTGGGATACGGGAAGGGGCTTACCTCGCTTACGCAAACGGAAAATAGCGATGACGTAAAATTCTTCACACGCCTTATTCCGCTGGGCAGTACCAGGAACATAGACCGCAGCCGCTACGGTTTCTCCCGTCTGCAGCTGCCGGACCGCGCCAAGTATGTGGACAGGAATACGGACTACGGGCTGTATGAACATGTGGAAGAGGATGCCTTTGCGGGTATCTTTCCTCATTATACGGGAACTGTGTCCTCCGTACGTTCACAGGAGAAGACCGGGAATGACGGCAAGCCCTTTACGGTCTATTATTTCAAGGACGAAGGTATGGAATTTGACCCATGCGATTATGAGATTGCGGGACTTGTCAAACAATTGTCTTTCCAGAGCGGTGAACTGAATGGGCGGGATTTCGAGGCAAACTATCACTCTGAAAGCGGGGAATGGGAAATCATCAACATCTATCCGGATGAAGATACGCAGTTACCCGGGGGAAACCTTATACCGCATACGGGTGACCAATATATCCCCTGGAATTTTCGTATGCCTGCGGAATATGAGGTACAGGCAGAAAAAGACTATGCTGCCGCCGTAAATACCTTTTTGGAAAAATACAGTGAGGATGTAGCCAAATATGGCGGTGATACAGACTATATCTATATTGATAAGAATACCGTCCCATTACTTCTCGGTCAATCCGTACGATTACTTAGTGAAGAATATTTTCCCACTACTGGTTATCGGGATACCCGCATGACAAAGGTAGTCCGTAAATTGGATAATTTGAATATTGCTACGATCGAATGTACGAACCAGGTTGGAAAAGGGTGGAAACAAAATATAAATGATAACCTGAGCAATTTACAATATATAGTAGGTGAAAAACTGAATCAGGCAGTAATAGATGTACTGAAAACATGGGATGCAAGGGAACCGAGCGAATATAATGTAATGTCATCATTACGCAGCCGGGCAGAGTTTTTAAGTAAAAAATATCCGGATGAGACTAAACACCTCATTAAGTTCCTTTCCGGTTTGCATGCCGGTAATTTTTCACAAGGTTCCACAGGCGCGGCTATTTATCCGGATGAAGACGGCAACTGGCACTTCGAGGCGGACTACGGGCATTTTCGTCGTAAGTTTACCGCTGAAGAGGTGGAAATCCAAAAGAATAGTCATATTGGGGGCAAGCTGACTCAGACGGCCGCACAAATGATTTGTTCTCGAGTGGAGGAGACAGAGGCTTATTATCGTTGTTTCTTTCAGAGAAAAGATGCAGAGGGCCGTACAGTTTATAATACATGGAAAGTAAACGATCAAGGAATAGTGGAGACTTTTAACCTCCAAAAACAAGCAGACGGCAAGATCGGCAATCATTTTCTGTGGCGTTTGGTGGTTGGTATATCTGATGATACAGTGGATACTGTTGAAGGGTATATAGACCTTTCCAAAACAGTATGTGCTGCGGGAAGTGATGCTCCATTGGCAGGTGATGAGATTGTACAGCTGGGGTATCGTGGAGATGATGATCCGGACAGACAAACCGCCATTATTCAAGCCGGTGCAGGGGAAGGCGCTCCATATAACCGTCAATATACGGGTATCAACTCATTTACATTACCCGAACCGGAAACCCAGTTAAAGCCGGGCGATAATATTTTTAGCGGTAAAGTCCATATGTCGCCCGGCAGTAGCGGCTTTGAAAATTTCACAGATGTGGAATTTGGAAAAATCAACCTCATCCGTAATTCCGGGTTTACCGGCGATTATAATTCCGCCAAGCTGGAGGATGCCACCGAAGTTACGGATGAAACTGAACTGTACAATCAATCCATTAAATGGTGGGCTGCAACCAATGTGACTATCAATTACGAGGACAGCGAGAGTGCGACCGGACATTCTGCCACCCTGACTACCGGTGTTATAATGCAAACGCTCTATTACCGGCTTATGGAAGGAGAAAGATATATCCTGTCTTTCTTAGCGAAGGGGGCTTCCGTCAGTATTAGTGTCGGGGGACTGGAACAAACGCAGGAACTGAAGCCCCAATATGACCGTTATGTATTTCATTTTACTGCCGTACCCGATACAGAAATTACATTCAGCGGCTCATGCACGATAACGGAGATACAGCTTGAGCGCGGAACCGTCCTTTCCGTATGGAGCTTGTCACCATTGGACAACAACAGCTTTGAAACCAAGTTCGAAGCACTGAAATACCTTACCGATGCCATACGTGAGGGTTCGTCCACATTCATCGGAGGCCTGGGGCTTCTGTCCATGATACTTGTAGGCAATTATACTGACGGTGAGTTGAAGAAAGTCACCGGCGGTTTCTCCGGTGTGTATAACGATGACGACGATCCCCTACTCTGGGGCAGCGGCGACTTGGAAAAGGCGATCCGGACCATCTCCAAGTGCAAGGATGACCCTATGGCCTTCCTGAACATGAGCGACAGCGAACTGTCCGAATATGTCAAGATCGTCCTCACACATGGCGGCCGTACTGTTTTGAGCGATGCAATTGTCAGGGGCTATCTCTATGCCATTGACGGTTATTTCAAAGGGACGGTCGATATGGGGGACGGCGTGACCCATTTCGACAAGGACGGCAGCGGCTGGATCGGTAAAGCCGGTGACATGTATTTCGCCAAATGGGACAAACTCCTGAACTGGTCGCTGTGTGCCGGTAATATCAGCTGGGACAACGTCAATAAGGTATTGGATATAGCAGGCAAGTTCAACGCCAAGCTGGGCTCCAAAATAGGAAACCTGACCATCAACGAAAACGGTGCCATGTCCGGCGGTAATGCAGTCTTTGAAAAAGTCGGTTATTTATGGGTTCCCGTAGTCGGTGGCGGTCAGGAATCAATTGATGCACAAGTCAGGAAAACCATTATTAACCAGATCGGCAAGAGTACCACTATCCTGTTGAAAATGAATATGGGGTTGGAAAATTATACCTATACCATTGACCTGCCGACACGCGATGAACTGAACACTCAAGGTATCTCCGATTGTGGTTTCAAAATAACGCTCATTGCCGCAGATAGCCGTATTTACCCTGATATTTCTGGAATCGGAGAAATCAACCTGAATCCAACGTTCCGGATCAGCTCCCGTCCCCGGGAAAAAGTGAGTATAAATTTTCAGGAGCGGGAACGACCGACGGGCGAGATGCACGACAACAACGACAACCGCATTGAATATTTAGACATGGCGGCAGGTGACGTGCTTGGACTGTACTATTATAACGGAGTCTATTATCTATTGAACAGAAGGAACTGACATGGATTTGAATACGATACAATCAGACGGACGCTGGGGCGATGTCGCCGCCTTCATCAACGCCAATTTCGAGAAGATACGGCTGGAGCTGATGAAGCTGCGCCATGCCTCCATCCTTACATTCTGCAAGGGGTATTTCTCTACGAAATCCCATTTCCTGAAGAAGTATCCTACGGGCAAGACCGGTGAATACGCCTTCGTCGGTATTCCATGGCCCGGTACTGTATATGAGTGGGCGGATACGGCATGGGTGAATACCGGTATAGCCCCGCAGCTCGGAGAAGCCGTTTTCATCGAGATGTTAAAACGGCATATAGATAACGAAACCATTTATTGGGATGCTACGGACGAAGTCATCAAGTCCGCCGGCGGCGGTGAAAGCCCTGTCGAAACCTGGCAAATTTCACTGGGTTTCAATTTCAACGCCAATGAGTTTGCCAAGGCCACAGTGACCGCTTCCGGTGACGCAACAAGTCTCAAGCTCTCTCCCGACGGCAGCAAATATATTATTCTGGTCCGTAAGGGTGGTACCGTTACCATAGACATACATCCCCGGGAGGGTTATGAAGTGGAACGGCTGAACGTGAACGGCGTCAGCCAGGGGGCTGTTGACAGCTATACATTCACCAATGTCGATAAAGACAACACAATGTATCTGTGGATCATGGTGAAAGAGGAAGAACAGCCCGTTGACTTTCTGGAACGTAGCGACCTGCCGGGAACATACTACTCTTCCACCCATGTGGCGCTCAACGCCATCAAGACGGACTATCCCGACGGACTTACGCAGGATGTGACGTTGTCTTGTGTGAAGCAGGCCAAGGAGAGGCGCCTGCAGCAGGATACCGCCAAGCCAACCAACCAGCGCATCTGGCTGGCCGTACTGGAAGACTGGAATAAGGGCGGAATGTACACGCTGACCATAGACGGGGCCGGAATGTTGACTTACGACTGCGCAAGCCTGGGAGGAATACGGCTGAACAATGTTGACAACATCCTCATCAAATCCGTATCATTTACCAACTTCTGCAACTATGTGGATGCGGGTACTCCCGATGAGATAGCCGCTGTGATGTCGGTAGGAGGCAATGATTCTTTTAACCGCAACCTGTTCATCACAGACAGCTCTTTTGACGGGATTTCAACTTCCAACGGCAAGTCGGTAGCCACTTATTCGGTATCTACCAAATATACGGAGAATACCACAGTGGAAGGATGCAGGTTCAGCAATAACGGCGGATTGACATTCAATATGACCAACAGCCGCCTGACCGTATTTTCGAGAAACAAGATCAGCGGGCTTTTTACCACCGGAATGGCCCTGGTGGGACATGCCGGCCTGTTCAATGTGACCAACGGTCACCGGCTGATTCTGGAGGACAACGAACTGGACGGCACCAGTTTCCGCGAAAGCCTGCTGTATCTCTCCGGGATCGACAGCATAGCATTGAAGCGTAACTACATACATGGAGGGGCACGAATTATCGAAATGTCCTCCAATACGGCTATACGGAAGCTGGAGATAGAGTCCAATCTTATTGTCAATACGGTGAATAACCCTATTTTCACATGGATTCAGGAACTGTTCTCGACCAGTACGGATGTGACGGAAGTGAGGCTGGCGAACAACACGATGTGGATGGGCGGCAGCAACTATATCCAGTTTATTATCAGATATACGGCCAATGATGTACGCAAGGCATATATTTATAATAATATAGTGGTCGATCCGGACGCCTCGCTTACTTCCGGTAAAGTAAGGATGTATCTTTTCGACACCCTCGGCGAGCTTCACAGCGGTTATAACCTTTATAAGATACCCATTAAGGATGTTCCTACGGGGCAGACCTACGGGGCCCTGACCATTGTGCAGAACAAAAACGGCCGGGATGACAGCATCACCGTCAATGGCGGAAAAAGCTACAACCTTTCCGAACTGCTGAAGGCCGGCTATGAGGTGGGCACGCGGCTGGTGAACAAAAAAGAAAAGCTGCTTGACATCGAACAGGGCGGTTTGACATATGCCATTACGGAAGCACAGGATGCGGAATACCCTGCGAACGACACCTATGTGCCGGAGTTTGACTATGACTACAAGATGAAGTCAGCATCGGCAAACAGCCGGGGATGCTGCAACCTGAAAGGGACGCCGATAAATGAAGCCGGGGATGACTCCGAAGGCTATACGGGAGAAGACCTGACAGGAGAAGCTTCCTTTAATAGTACGGCGCAATATACGGCCGTTGCCGACAGCGTGTTGATGCTAACGCACAATACGCTCAACCGTTCAAGGTTTGTCCAGTTCAGGATTGAAGGTGCGCAGCACAAGTCCCTTGCGCTGGGAAGATACGCACTGGTACACGCCTTTCCGGAAGTGGATGCATATGGCGAGTATCAGACAGACGAACTATATACCATTAATATTGATTGACCATGGCAGAACGTTACAATGACATATTGAAAGTTTCCATCGGCAAGGTGCTTGCATCTGCCTTGATAGACAATTATTTTCCCCTTGTAGGAGAGAGCATCCGGATAGATGCAACAACGAAATGGGGACAGACCTCCGAGTGGCAGATACAGAACGGCGGCGGACAAACGGTAAACTCAGCCGGCAGCCTGCTCCATAACAGGGACAGTAAGGAGGTGGACATAGTAGGCCCCGGTGAACTCCGGCAGAGATTCATCGGCCGGAACTCCCTTTTTTCAGCCGCCGTACAGAAAACGGTATATGCTATGGCGGCACAGGGACTGCCCTACTTTGATGTAAAGGCAGACAAAGAGATCGTCCGTACAGACAGTGAGGTTTCCCGGATATGTATTTATCCGGAAAATGGATATACCGGCGCACATACGGTTGTGATACGCGTTTACAGGGAAAACGAGGAAAGCAACCCTGTTGCCACGTTCACAAATGTCACACAGGGCGAAGGCTATGAATATGCGGAATTCTTCGTGTCAAAGCCTTCCGACAGGGGCATTTATGATGTGGAGGTGGATGTGGCCGATACCTCCACAGGCACGACGTTCAGCAAACGCATCAACAAGCTGATTACGGTCACGCCGCGTCTGGCACCGGAACCGGCCGACCGCACCGCAGGCTATCGTGACATCCCTTCCACTAAATGTTTCACCACTTACAGCGGCAACCAACAAAGGCAGTTCTATATCCGCCTGTGGGAGAATACAGGATACGGGTTGAGCTATGCGGAAATGGTGGTGCCTGCCGGGCAACAGGATAACCTGTCGTCTTATTACGACAGCATAGACATCAGTGTCCTGCCCGCCGGTACGACACTGGTCTTATTGGACGATCCCGAAGAACCCGATCCGGGATATGCCAGACGCCTGTCGCTAAAGGGGAACAGTCCGACAAGCATTTCCAATAAAAACGGAACCCCGAATTTCACTTGGGAAGCTCCCTTGATCATTACGTTTAACCGGAATACGCCCTATGAGATTCCGTTCAGGAACTATTCCGGGATTTCCTTTGACGGTAATTGTCGCAATATCGTGCTGGACGGACGGGGATACAAGAATATCAGAAAGGGACTCTATATCCACCGTTACAGTCCGAAAGAGTTTGCGGAAACCAATGTTTTCTTGTTAAACGGCACTGCGGAGGTAGAGCTGTTTGAACTTGAGCTGTGTGACAACGATTTTACCGGCATCATGGCGAAAACGGACCCGGACGTGAACCGGCCATGGTACTGGTTCGGTAATTGGGAGATGAACAGGCTGCTGATACACCATTGCCATATCCACCATACACATGGCGAGGGTTTCTATATCGGCTATTTTACACCGGAAACCAAAACCGGGACCAATAGCGCCGGCGAGCAGGTATCATATCGTGCCCATGCCCTGACCAATACACGCATATACCGGTTGGTGATGGAACACAACGGATATGACGCGATGCAGCTATCCAATGCACGCGACGCGGAGGTATGCTACAATGAGCTTTATGACTGCGCATGGCGGGGTGATAAAGACCAGATGTCGGGCATATCCATACAGAGCATCAGCGGTAAATGCTACAACAATATTATCAAGGGACATAATGGCCCGGCAATCCAGGTCGGTCCCTTAGGCGATGTGGAGGTATTCAACAATATCGTTTCCGGAGGATCGGAAGGAACAGGCTTCATCCAGTTCCTATTCTCTGTCGATACCCCTGAGCAAGACCCGGACGGTTCCCATACGGAGAACAGGATGCGTATCCTCATACACAATAACACCGTCATTTGTAACGGAGTAGCCTTGAATGGCCGCAACACGTCCCAAATCATGGGAGTGTACACGCAGGACAACTTTATCGTATATAAGACTGTCCGGTTCGGGAATATGGCGGCGGGCACGATTGAACAGTGGGAACAGCAGGCAAGCGGCAATGTATGGATAGACAGCGCAGTCATAGACTACGGAGCCGTCGACGGCCATGGAATAGCCGATTCCGAGAACGGGATCATGCAGATATACGCAGACAGCCCGTTAATACAAGGAGGTGAAGGCGATTATTTCAAGTTTGATTTCCGGGGATACAAAAACTGGTTCCCGTCCACATACCCGGTGGGGGCATATATGGGTAAGTACCGCACCCCGAATATCGAGATAATAAGCCTTACGTTGAACTCGCTGCTGCTGAACGGGGGCGCTTCCATGACATACCTGCCGGATTTGAATGTACGGATGAACTATACCGGCGGTGCGAAGGAATACCGTATCGGGCTGCAACCGGACCTGGCGGACGCGTCCTGGCAGAAAATGACTCCGGACATTACTTATACGCTTAACGGCACATACGGGCAACACAGGGTGTATGCGCAGGTACGCAACAATACGGAGATATCGGAAATTGTCAGTGCCGGGATAGAGTATATATATATGCCGACCATTCTCACAGGCATATCTGTCAATGGAGGTGCGGCATCTACGATATTCGACAGGATAACAGTGGATATGGCGTATGATCTCCAACAACCGCAATATTACATGGTCAGCGAGGACAGTACGTTTGCAGACGCTCAGTGGCAGGAGTATGCGGGAGACAGTTTTAGCTATACGATTACCGGCAGCAGCCGCATTGTCACACTGTATGTCAAGGTGAAGAATGACAATGTCGAGTCCGAGGTGAGGTCGGCTTCGATAGCCTATACCGAGACGGTGCGTTACAGCGATGTCACGTTGCGTATTCCGCTCTCTCAGCTGGAAGGGGATGTCTCGGGCATACAGGCCGTCATGCCGGAACTGAAGTATAACAAACGGTTCGCTTTTTCATGGACGGTGGATGACTCGTTGATTTATGTGTACAGCAGGATATTCAACTATGTCAACAAGAAATGGGTCGATGACAGCAGGGTATTCCATGACGGAATGGTGAAAACGACAGGGGCGGTTCCCTCACGCTTCCTATGTTACACAGACGGTTGCGGACGTGATGTAAGGTTCGGCTTCAATTCCGGATTCATCAGTCATCTGAACGGAAAGACGCCAACACTGGAATATACCTACAATGGCAGCCTGTATTTCCATTTGGAAGAGATGCAGAAATTCATAGACTTCGGAAATGGGGTTCAGAATCATGGAGCCGGGGGCTATAATGCGGAGGGGGCAGTGGTGGCAGTGCGGATGTGTAATGAGGAGGTCAAGTCCAAACTCGGATTCACACCCTTTTTGCTGTTGTTCCCCGGTGAGGAGGACCCGGAGGCTTTCAAATCCGCCGGTAATGATAATCCGGATATTTACCAGATGTCAACCCTGATAAAAGATACGGGCATCAGCCTGAGTGGTTTAAAGGACGGTTTCTTCTCACATAAACAAAGCCTGATGAACCGCCTTACATATGACAACTATACGCTTGGGCAATTAAAGGAAAAGGCCGACTATGCCTACACTCAAAACAACGCCTACCTGATGAATGTAGGCGGGCATAACATCGAGGTGGGAAACAGCAAGTTCATTGATTGGGAAACGGAAGTGAAGCCCTTCCTGGACTACCTGTATGATACTTATGGCAAAGGAGGCAATGACAGCATCTGGATTGCTCCCCTTGAGGAAATCTATGAGTATATCTTTACCCGCCATTTCTCGACAGTCAATGTCGGCAATGACGGAACCGACCTGGTTATAAGCCTGCGTCTTGCAGGTATGAAGAATTTCCGGCAGGGATATGAGATGACATTGCAATTATCAGGAGTTGATTTCTCAAACGTAAAGAGCATTACCTCAGAGAATACACTCTATTATCTTGCCTCCGGCGTTCAGGCTGACGGCACGTTGCTTGTCAACCTGAACTGCAATCAAGGATTGCCCGCTTTGGCCGAGAAATATGTGGCTGCGTTTGAAGCATCGCCCTCACAGGACACGCTGGAGGATGCCGTATATATGATATCCAGACTTAGCGATGACTTGAGACTGCCATATCAGGAGCGTGTGGACGCATTAAACAGACCTTTCGGATTGAACTCCATTCTTATCAACGACAATGCCGACTGCACTGTTAAGCAAGAGGTCAAAATAACCATCGTGTTTGACGGATTTACCGCCCCGGCTTCATACAGGCTGGGTGAAAGCCCGGATCTGTCGGAAGTGCCATGGATTGATTTCATCAGTGAGGTTCCATTCTCATTGTCTTCAGGATTGGGTGTTAAGACGGTCTATTGTCAGATCAAGGCTCCGGACGGAACCGTTTCGGAGGTCAGGTCAGACACTATTGAAGTACTGGAAGCCGGTACACGTAAGGCCATTGTATCGCTTGGGTGGAGTAAGGCTGAAATCCCGTCTTCTACCTCTGTTTATGATGCAGCAACGGGTATTACAAGGTTCCAGTCGCAGGCTGCAATAACCGAGTCACGCCATATTTATGATACGTTCGGTGAATTATTAGGTACTGCAGTACCTTCGACAAACTCGGTTACAATGATATCCAGCGCGTCATTAAAGGGTGCGGTTACCGGTGACGACAGCGGGGTTTACCCCGATGAATACCTGTGGCACAATTCAGCCATGGGAGCCAATGCTGTTAAAAGCGAAAGCATCACGTTTACGCTTCCTGCAGGAACTTACAAGGTTCGCATCTTTACCAATACCATTTGGGCACAGCGGGTCATTCCCAATGAAGCGCTGTCATACAAAGCTGTGACAGACACAGATGAGACGGCATTCGCCTTACCCACATCCGGTGTGCAGAATAATACAGCCAACCTTACCGAACCTGTTACGGTAACCGTAGGGGAAAACGGGATGTTACGGATTGATTTCGGTGTAGGAAAGGCAGGTACTTATTATTATGCACCATTGAATATAATTGAAATTGAAGAGGTATAA